ATCAAACTGCTCGCTGGCTACAACGTCCAGGCCAAGCCCGTCACCGGCGATAAGGAACAGCGCGCCGGGCCCTTTGCAGCGCAGGCCGAGGCTGGAAACGTCTATTTGCTCGCTACCGGCGACCCGACGCGGGATGCGTGGATTGAGCCGTTCCTCGACGAGCTCTGCGTCTTCCCGGCCGGCGCGCACGACGACCAGGTCGACGCCGCAGCGGATGCGTTCAACGAGCTCGCGCTCGGTCCGGCTCCGGCTCGCGTCTCTCCCCTTCGCCTCTAGGAGGCTACATGGCGACAGAGCCGGACAGCCGATCGCCTGCCCTTGCGGGTATGGAGGCGGACCAGAAGATGCTCGCCGACCTCATGGCAGGCACCCGCGCGATGCGGGCGGCGGGAGAGACCTATCTCCCCAAGTGGCCCGCCGAGGAAAACGACGCATGGGCGCGGCGTAAGGACACCGCCACGCTGTTTCCCGCCTATCGCCGGACGGTTTCGGTGATGGTCGGCAAGCCCTTTTCCAAGGCCCTGACGCTCGGTGACGATGTCCCGCCCCAAATCGTTGATTGGGCCGAGGATATCGACCTTGAGGGCGTCAACCTCCACGCCTTCGCTGCCGAGATGTTCGGGGAGACCTTCTACGGGCTGGCGGGCATCCTCGTTGACGCGCCGCCCCTGACCGAACAGGTCGTCGGTCGTCCGATGACGCGGGCCGAGCAGCGCGCCGCCAATGTTCGCCCCTATTTTGTCCGTGTCCGCCACGATCAGATCCTCGGCTATCGCACTGCCGTGGTGAACGGTGCGCGTCGCCTGACCCAGCTTCGCTTGTCGGAGACGGCTACCGTCGAGGACGGCGAGTTCGGAGAGAAGACCGTCAAGCGGGTTCGCATCCTGACCCCGGGTGCGTTCCGGGTGATGGAGAAGGTCGCGGCGACCACGAACACGGCGGAAAGCTGGACGGACGTCAGCAGCGGAACGACCGGCCTCAATGCAATCCCCTTCGTCCCGCTCTACGGCTGGCGCAAGGGCTTCATGGACGGCAGGCCGCCGCTCGTCGACCTCGCCTTCCTGAACGTGAAGCACTGGCAATCCCAGAGCGATCAGGACACCATCCTGCACGTCGCCCGCGTTCCGATTCTGTCGATCAGCGGTGCAGACGACAAAACCAAGCTCGCCATTGGCGGATCGTCGGCTGTGGCCCTTCCGATGGGAGGCAAGCTGGAATGGGTCGAGCACACCGGGGCCGCGATCAAGGCCGGGCACGACAGCATCGAGGCCCTTGAAGAGCAGATGATCCAGGCCGGGGCCGAGCTCCTGGTGAAGAAGCCAGGCCAGCGCACGGCGACCGAGAGCACTAACGACGCCGAGGCCAACAAGTCCGACCTCCAGCGGATGGTTGAGACCCTTGAGGACGGCCTCGATCAGGCCCTCCAGTTCATGGCCGACTATGCGTCCCTGCCGAGCGGTGGGCACGTCTCGCTGTTCAAGGACTTTGGAGCCGGAAGCCTTTCGGAGGCGTCAGGGCAACTGATCCTCGCCATGCGCGACCGCGGGTTGATCTCCGACGAGACCGCCATCAACGAGATGAAGCGGCGTGGCGAACTCGCTGCGGAAGTCGAGGCCGAGGACGAGCGCGAGAAGATTGGGCAACAGCCGCCCGCTATGGGAATGATCGAGCCTGCGCCGACTGATGATCCTGCGGACGACACCGAGGACCAAGACACCGTTGAGGGTGGCGAGATCACCGTCCTTCGGCGCTGACCATGCCCACGGCCAACGAAAAGCTCCTCGACCGGGCGATCAATCACGCGATCGACCTCGGGCGATATTCCAACGGCGTAGTCCGCCGGATCATCGCCACGTTGAACCGGTTTGACGCCAGCCTGGTTGAGCAGATCGCCCAAGCCCTTCTCCGAATGCAAGCGGACAGCTTCACGGTTGAGCGGCTCAACGCTATGCTGGAATCGGCTCGCCTGATAAACGCCGAGGCCTATCGGGTGGCATACGGCCAGATTCCCGAGGCCATGCGCGATCTCGCCGGGTATGAGGCGGTCTGGCAAGTCGACAGCCTTCGCGCGGCCTTCCCGACCGATGCGCGGGCCTTGATCGCCTTCAATCGGGTGACGGCAGAGCAGGCCTATGCCGCCGCGTTTTCCCGACCGTTCCAGGGGAGGCTTCTTCGGGATTGGGCCACATCGGGCGAGCAGGGCCGGATGCAAGAGGTCCGCAACGTCATCCGCTCCGGGTTCATGGAGGGGCAGACGACGGATCAGATCGTGCGTAGGATCAGGGGAACGCGAGCGCGGCAGTATCGGGACGGGATTCTTGATCGGTCGCGCCGATCCGTTGAGACGATGGTCCGCACGGCCCTGTCGCACACCGCCGCGACAGCTCGGGACGAGGTGTTCAAAGCCAACGGTGACGTGATCAAGGCGCTTACATGGGTCGCCACGCTTGACAGCAGGACAAGTCCTTTTTGCAGGGTGAGGGACGGTCTGCGCTACACGGCCGACGGTGCGCATAGACCGATTGGACACAAGGTTCCGTGGGCGCAGGGGCCGGGCCGCAGCCATTTCGGTTGCCGCTCGGTCGCCGCTCCGGTCACCAAGAGCTTCCGTGAGATGGGGCTTGATATCGACGAGATTAGCCCGGCCACCCGAGCCAGCATGGACGGGCAGGTTCCGGCCGACCTGACGTATTCGCAGTGGCTTGGTCGCCAGAGCGCGGCAAGGCAGGACGAAATCCTCGGGCCGGAACGCGGTCGCCTGATCCGGGCGGGCGGACTGGCACCGGAGATGCTTTACTCTCCCAGGGGCGACTTCCTCACGCTGGATCAACTCCGGGCGAGGGACGCTTCGGCTTTCCGCAAGGTCGGGCTATAGCGAGGGGGTGAAGCGCCCGCCGCACCTGACCGTCGTTCCGACCGAGCCCGTTGCGGAAAACCCCGTCACGGCCTCCCGTGCGCGCATCAAGGCCATGCCGAAGCCCGGCGACATGATTCAGTGCCCCCGTTGTGGGGGCCGTGAGGTTATCGAGACCCGCATCGGCATCTTGCGTCGGCCGAACGGCTCAAGCTACGGCGGAACCCGCGCCATGATCTGCGCGGCCTGCCATCGCAACGGCGAGCGCGTCGTCGTCTGACATAGCGTTCCAAGGATCGCGCCATCTGGCGTGAGAACCGCCCGCCTTTCCTCGGATCGGCGGCTTTTTCATGCCCTCAGCCGGGACAGGCGGGGCGCCCGGACTAGATGGTCCAACAGCCACGGTCGGATGACCGAGAAAGCCCACCACCATGAAGCTCAAGACCGTAGAGGTTGACGGAAAGACCTATGCCGAAGTTCAGGACGGGCACCCCGTCTACATTCATGACGACGGCAAAGAGGCCCCGTTCGACGCCAAGTCCGCATCGGAAACCATCACCGCCCGCAACGGCGAGGCCATGCGCCACCGCGAGAATCTGGACGAAGCCAAGCGCCAGTTGAAGGCGTTCGAAGGCATCGACCCGGCCGCCGCGAAGAAGGCGCTGGAGACGGTTCGCGGCCTCGACGAGAAGAAGCTGATCGACGCCGGCGACCGAGACGCCGCGATCGCCGCCGCTGTGAAGGCCGCTGAACAAAAATACGCGCCCATCGTGGAGGAGCGCGATCGGCTGCAGGCCCACCTCGACCGCGAAATCCGGGGCGGCAGCTTCGCCCGGTCCAAGTTCGCCGAAGAGAAGGTCACCGTTCCGCGCCACATGCTGGAGCGCACCTACGGCGACAACTTCAAGATCGAGGACGGAAAACTCGTCCCCTATGACGCCCAAGGGAACAAGATCTACAGCCGGACCAACCCCGGCCAGCCCGCCGACTTCGACGAGGCCCTGGAAATCATCATCAACGCCGACCCCTACAAGGATCACATCCTGAAGGGCGAGGTGAAGCCGGGCGGGGGCGCTCCCCAAGGCCAGGGCGGAGGCGGAACGCGGACCATGAAGGAGTCCGACTTCCTCGCCCTGCCCGCGAAGGAGCGCGCCGCCAAGATGGCCGAGGGCACCGTCCTCGTCTGACGAAACAGCCCTCCCTCGGACGGGGGCGGGCGCCTGGGCCGGATGGCTCCCTACGCGGCTAGGCAAGCCGCATCCCTCCGAAAACCCAGACCACCCCCTCCCCCCTTCGTGAAAGGACTAAGCCGCCATGGCCAATACCCTGACCACCCTGTCGCCGACGCTCTTCAGCGCGGCGAAGAAGGTCGCCGCCGAGCCCTTCGGCGCCGTCAATGCCATCGACACCCGTTTCGATGACAAGGGCGTCGCCAAGGGTGACACCGTGACCGTGCCGGTCGCTCCGACCCGCTCGGCCGCCGATTTCACCCCGTCCAACGCCACCCCGGGGGGCACGGACGCGACCTCGTCCACCATCGCCGTGCAAATCACCAAGTCGCGCAAGGTCTCATGGAACCTGACGGGCGAAGAAATCCGATCGCTGGAGAACGGCACGACCGACCGTGACTGGGTCGAGCAGCTGATGATGCAGGGCATGCGGACCCTGCGGAACGAAGCCGAGGTCGATGCGATCACCGCCATCCGCACCGGCGGCTCGCGCGCCTACGGCACGGCCGGCACCACGCCCTTCGCGTCGGACCTGTCGATGCTGACGAACCTGCGGAAGATTCTTCAGGACAACGGCGCCCCGATGGCCGACCTGCAGTATGTCTGCGACACCAACGCGGGCCTGAACCTGCGGAACCTGGGCGTGTTCCAGAACGCCTATCAGGCCGGTTCTGAGCAGGAGCGTCGCTCCGGCAACTTCCTGCCGCAGATGGGCTTCGCCATCCGTGAGTCGGCCGGCATCTCGACCGTGACCAAGGGCACGGGTTCGTCCTACGTGATCAACGGCACCCCGGCCGTCGGCGACACCACCATCCCGGTCGATACCGGCTCGGGCACGATCCTGGCGGGCGACATCATCACCACGGCGGGCAACTCGACGAAGTATGTCGTCAACGGCGCCCTGTCCGGCGGCAACCTGACCATCGGACGCCCCGGCATCCGCGCGACGGTTCCGGCGGACAACGACGCGGTGACGGTGGGCAACAACTTTACCCCGTCGCTGGCCTTCGAGCGCAACGCCGTGGTCGGCATCATCCGCCCGCCGCTGATCCCGGAGAACCCGACGATCAACCAGATGCCGATCAGCGACAGCTTCGGCATGACCTACCTGCTGCTCGACATCGCGCAGTATGGCCAGCGCACCTGGGAACTGCACCTCGCGTGGGGCTTCAAGGCGGTGAACTCCGAGTTCATCGCGGTCGGCGTCGGCTGATCGACCGGAGGGTCCGGGGCTTCGGCCCCGGACCCTTCCCCTTTCCCCTGACAATCGGAGACGGTCATGCAGGCCATCGCGCTCATCCGGGACGCCAAAGCGTATCCCGAGTCCCACCACGCCAACGTCGAGAAGGACGAACTGGCGGCATGGCTTGATGCCGGATGGGAGGTTGCCGACCCCCTCGACCACGACGGCTACGGCAAGCCCGGCGGTTCGGCTGCTGGCGAGGCCGACGCCGTGCGCGAGCGTATCACCAAGCTCGGCGGCACTTTCCACCACAAGGCCGGTGTCGGGAAGCTGACGGAAGCCCTGAACGCGCTTCTGGACGTCACTCACGATGACGCGGGCGGTCTGTCGCACCGTGAGCTCAACGCTGACCTGGAGGCCGCTGGGGTCGCGTTCGACCCCTACGCCAGCCCGGCCGAGAAGTTCTCCCTGCTGAACGAAGCCACCCAAGGCGAGGGCTGATCCTGTGGCATTGAACGTCGAGACGGGGGCCGGGTCGGCTAATAGCGAGGCCTACGCCTCCGTCGCCGACTTCAAGTCCTACTGCGACGCCCGTGGCATCTCCTACGCGGCCCTGTCGGACGCCCAGATCGAGCAACGGCTCCGTCTGGGCGCCGACTACATGGTGAGCGTCTATCGGGACGCATGGGCGGGCAACCGGGTGTCTTCGACACAGGCCCTCGACTGGCCCCGCCAGAACGTCACCATGAAGGACGGACCGGGGCAGAACCTCTACCCCGACTACTATCCGAACAACGCGGTCCCCGACGCGGTGAAGCGGGCCAACATCGAGCTCGCCAACCGCGCAGGCTCCCCGCTGATCCCGGACGAAACCCAAGCCGTGAAGCGCAAGAAGGTCGGGCCGGTCGAGGTCGAGTACGCCGACTACAGCCGGGCCACCCGGACCTACCGGGCGATCGACACCCTGCTCGCTCCGCTTCTGGCGGCAGGCGGCGGCGTCAAGGTCGTGCGGGCATGACTTTCTAC